TCATATAATGCACTAGAAACGCCTAGGGCAGGGTCATAGTCGCAAGTAAATGCAATACCAGAAAGAACAACACAATCGTCTTCAGTCAGATTATGATTCTTTCTTGTAGTAACAGTCGCAATACCAGATCTTTCATCATACTCAACATGTCCAACTTGAACTGCTGGAGCACTTGTAAATGTGACTGCAATACCTGTGGTTTGAACATAATCATCAGTTTCTAGTCCATGACCTTCAAATTCTATAAACGATCCAATACCAGCCTGTGCAGTATGAATACCAGTGGTGGTCACTGCCATACCAATATTCACTGTAAAGTTCTTTGCACTTATAATTCCTGTAACACCAAAGTATTTCTGTGCATCTGATGGGAAAATTTTATTTCCAATATTGGTGTCAAATGAAATATTAGACAACTTAACAACACTTGAAGTTGTAAGTCCATGAGCAGAAACAGCATGAATAGTAGCCACTCCTGAGAATGCTTCGTAGTCTACGTTGGCTATATTGATACTAGATCCTACTTGATCACCGAAAGCAGTAACGGTTGTAATTCCATTTGAAGGAGTTTGTTCTAAGAAAGATATAGTTTTTGGAACATAAAATCCAGTTCCTCCCTCTACAATACTAAAGTTTGTAATAATTCCAGCTTCTGCTCTGTTTATTACACCACCACCAACATACTGATGTTCAAAGGTCGATATACCAATAAACGCTTCAAATGTGTTTGTTGTAATTCCTACAATATCAAAACCTGTTACGTTTCTACCTTCTAAAATGTTGGTGTCTACACCAGCACGAACAGTTCCGCCTCCCTCATAGGTTAATGGTTGTGTGGTGATGCCTAAGTTGACTAAGACGTTAAGACTATCAACTACTTCTGTAATTGGATAGGCGTCCTCTCTGAGGGTATATGTAGATATACCATCACTAACTTGAATACCCTGTAAAAGTAAATTTCTACTTTGATTTTCTCCTACACCGATGTAATGTCCACCAGTTACACCTATAGTTGCAATCCCTGAGATATAATTAAATCCAAATGTATTGATATTTCTTGCAGCAGATATGGGAGTGAATGTAAATCCAGCCCCAGTAACTCTGACTCTATCATCAATCTCAAATCCATGAGAAACAGCACCTGTATTGAATGTAGCAATACCACTTATATGATTATAAACTACTGTTGATATTCCAATACTTGTGGAGGAAGCTTCACCCAAGAAAGCAGTAATACTTGCTCCATATCCTTGAGATGATCGTATAGAAATTTCTGGTACTGATCTGTAACCTTGTCCCTTCCCTTCTATTTGAATAAACTCAAGACTACCAGTTGTACCTACACCTACCCTTGCAGCAGCTTTCAGGGGAAGATAATATCCTGAACCAGTTTGTAATCCTACTTTGTTGATTCTTCCCGCTCTTGGAACACCACTTAGGAAATTAATTTTGTTTTCTGTACTATCAACTACTTCAAAATCAAGGCCAGGAGTTTGAACAATATTGTTGATTAATATGAATGGATTATTATTAATGTCTACACCAGTGTTTACCGAGTTATAAAGTGCAGTTACTACACCAGTATTTTCTGACAGTGTGAATTGTGTTCCAGCAACACCTGTAAAATCTAATGATATATCATCTAGTATTACGTTCTTATCTTTCTCATCAAAAGGATCTAATTTTCTAGAAAATAATCTACCAGAGAAAGAAGATCCAGTTTCCAATCCAACTGGGCCAGATTTTCCATATGGAGCATCTGAGAAAAATATATTGTCCTCAACAATATTATAATCACCAGAGAATACGGAATATGCAAGACCAGCTCCATGACTTTGAGCCTGTGTACCAAAAGACCCTCTTTCTACAGCAATTTCAGAAGATGAAGATGTACTAAAAACTGGATAATAACCTTCTCCAGATTTGAAGATGATAATTTCTGATATAGTTCCAATGCCAGTAATTACTGGAAAAAAGACTCCTTCCACTGCTGGGGAAGATGTCCCTTCAATTACGATTTTAGGTGGATCTGTTTTTGCGTAACCTGTTCCTCCATTGATGACTTCTATGGAACTGACTCCATAGAATGAATCGAAAGTTGGTTTTAGGAGGGCTCCTGATCCAGGCGTAGTCCTTGGCATTTAATCGTTTCCCTCAACTAATGTTAATAGAACTGCTACAATAAACTCTGGTAACTCCAGTGCCATCACGAATAATACTGAACGTCAAAATATCTTCGTTTGATGTGGATGGTGGAGGATTGCCACCTACCCATCTAACACCTGTTGCAACTGCTGCTCCATTAACTGTTACTGTATCACCGTAAGTATATCCAACTCCAGCGTTAATTATGAGTGTAGATGTTGTTGCTTTACTATTCTGTCCACTAACATTTGTAAATGCCCACGATAGAATAGATGTTGTTGCAGTTCCACATATTACAGATCCCTGTGAAACATCAACCGTAAACGTACCGCCTGCACTTACAGTCAAAGCGTTACTAAAGTTTCCTACAACTTTTTCAGTAATATCAGAGTTGAAGTTTACCTGATCCATCAGAGTGCTTGCACCACTGACTAAAACATCACCTTGAACGTCCAATCTACATGTAGGAGCAGTAGAACCAATACCAGTATATGCCTCATTGGTAACTACAAATGACTTATTATCTGATACATCTGCATCAGATACTCTCAATCCATGTCCATTACCTTTTGCAACTGCCCATATAGTTGGTCTTTCATTTGAGAATGATGCGACTTCTAGCTGAGATGTAGGTAGAGATGTTCCAATACCGACCATACCATCAGCTTTGATTCGGAACATTGTTGCAGCAAAACCAACCTCAATAGGGCCATCTGTAATCGCACCAGGCTGTTGAATTGTAATCTTACCAATGTCAGCATAACTTGATGTTACAACACCAGATGTAT